CCGAGAAATCTCATGCTGACCACTAATATCATCGAAGTCACTTGCTAAACGATCAAGTTCGTTACTGAACGATGCAGGAACCTCTACACCGGGAAGAGGTACAGGCGGTGGGTAACCTGCCGTGTAAGGAATACCTTGCCCCGGCTCACTACTGATCTGACGTGGGTTAATGCTACCCTTGGCATAAACGAACTTAGGTTTACCCATCAAGTTCATAATCTCAATTGACTGAGACTTCTTACGGTTGTATTCCTTCTGAATAGGAATCAGGTCAACAATTACACTGTCAGGATAAAAGCCACCTGTAGGAATTCCAGCAATACGATAAAAAGGGTACTCAGGGAAAGGATAGGGCCATTTCTTAACAACCTGAATGACCTTAGTGTTAGCTACCGTAAGAACCCCACCCTCGGGGAAGTCAGGGTGGGAACCCGGCTTAATCCACATTTCAAGAACTAACACGGAATCCATGTGTTCCTGAGTACCCTTAGTCATTAACACAGCGGATTCCATAATAGTGTTACTGGCTTTACTGTCAGCAGTAAAGGTTTCACCGGGGAATCGACGCTGTAAGTCATTAACAGAACGCGTAGTCGCGTGAATAATATAAGGCTGCTTTTCTAAATCCTCAGCCAGTAAGTCCGGTACATAAATATGAAACGGCGTAACTCGCTCCATCTTAATCTTACCCATAACCGGCTGTACCGGCATAGGAGGCATATGCGGACTCATAGGGTTAGGCTGCTGTGCTGACTGAGACTGGTCCGTGCTTTCCCAGTCTTTAGCGCTAGGGTCCCAGTAAGACTTCATGAACGAAATACCAGTAGCACTAGCCCACCATACAGCAGAACGGTATTCGCTCTCAAACTCTGCTCGACTAAAGGCGTGCTTAAGTAACTGCTCTGCCACACGAGCAGCGGTGTAGTCTTCCTCATCGGTACTAGCAGGCACAACAACAGGAATCGGCTTTCCTGATGTTAGCTTAGCAGTTTCCCGACGAACAGCAGTACGAATCTTGTTAATAACAAGGCGTACCTGCCAAGGGGGACTCTTAGGGGTCGTGAGCCTAAAGCCCTGATTAGCAACCTCAATAGGCGCTACGTATTGCCGACCAGCAATAAACGAAAGGTTTAAGTACCACTGACGCTCAAAAGGCACACGCGCCCACTTGCAGCGCGTGTATTCATTCTCTACGTAGGTAGCCCACTTCCTACGTAATTCTGCCTCCCTGATAATTGCTAATGGGTCAGGGATCGGATTACTGGGATCGCTCAGGGAACTTAACTGGTCCTGATTCCGTGTCGCCCCTAACGACATGTTCCCATCCGGCAGCGTAGAGGTCATCTGGCAATCCTTCGCTCATGTAACCGCTCTCCGCTAAGTTCTGTTGGAAAGCAATACCTTCATCATAAGTGGGAACGTACTCAGAGTTCGATGCGGGGTTCTCCGACGCGTTTGCGGGTAGTGTTGCTTCGTTTAACCCGAACAGGCTCGGTATGTCCTGCGCTCTCAGTTGATTCCTTAGGGCTTGGTTCTCCACTGTCTGTCCCACTAACAGATTCATTAGCAGATTCGACTGTTGGTTCTTCGATCTGACTAGGAGTACCAGCAGGGAAGCCGCTAGACACACTGTTAACAAGAACATCATAAGCAGCAAGACGCTCTCGATACCTAAGGTTTTCATCTTCAAGAGCCTTAAATTTTAGGGCCAATTCCTCAGCAGCAGCCTGCATGAATTGGACTTCTTCCGAGGGGATCATGTCAATAACCCCTGCAACCTGCTTAACACAAATTACACAGAGGTACATTTGACCTTCGTAGTCATAGTAAATACCTAAGTCTACGTAACCATCTTCGCAATTACCCGAACCACACAGAGCGCAACTACCGGGGTGTTGGAGTTCGCCTAACCCACGTAGTTGCACTCTGTCCGAGGGGGTGTTCGTAAAGGTCATTACAATCAGTCGTTCTTAGACTTAGTGAAATCGAACACGCCGGACTTCTTGTCCTTGTCGTCTTCACCAGCGTTAGGGTTAACGTCCTCAACCTCGTCATGCTGGTGACCAACAACGACAGCCTCGTTAACGTCCTCAACGTAACTCGGGGTGTCGAAACCCTTAAGCTCCGGCTTGCCTCGATCCTCAGCACCTTCGCCCTCAGCCTTAGGAGCAGCAACGTACTCCTCATAAGCCTCGGCCGCCTTAGCCTGAGCAGCCTGCCTAGCCTCCTTGAACTCATCACTACTGACAAGATCGTTATGGATAGCGGCACCTAACTGCTCAACGTTAAGGGCAGCAATCGGAATAACCGGAGTACCCTGAACAGCCGGGGGATTCTCTAAGTCAGGCTCACGGTCTTCGACCTTAGCCCGCTGGATTTCAGCAAGTTCACGCTGAACATCATCCAGATAGATACCACCCGGTAAGGCTCGCTGGGGGTCTAAGTGGTGCTGGTACACTAACTTGTTTTCGGGAGAAGCGTCAGTACCACTATCGGTAGTGTCCTTACGTCCCGGCTCCACAATCTCGGTGGGCGTGTCTTCCACGTCCCGGTCCTTAACTTCAGTCATTACTACTCCTAGGGTAGAGTGCCCTTGCAAGGCAATCACTACACTACAGGGTTAAATGCCCTACAGCAAGGAATTGCTTAACATTACTTTAATAAACCTTAGTAAATATTCCCCATATGCTCATCATAAGACCAGTCACTAGAGCGGGGCATACTGTTGTCAGGAGTCCAAGCGTTAAGAGGGTCAAGTAACTCATTAGGGTCTGCTAGTTGAGCAGCCGGCTCAGTAGCACCCATTCGCTGCATAATTGTCTCAACCTTGTTGGCTAAACTCTCGCCCGGTTTTTCAGCCGTTAGGTCAGGCTGAGTCATAATGGCGTATCGCAACGCATCGCAAGCGTGATCGTCTTTTTTGTGTGGCTGATCGTAAGGGTTGTTTTCGTACTGTAACTTTTTGTTAGCATAAGTTTTCCAACGGTAGCGCTTAAGTTCCCAGATAAGATTTCCACAGTTAGGTGTAATTCGTAGTCTGGGAAATTGGTCAGTGTCTTTGCTAAAAACGGTTCCGCTACGCTGTCCAACATAAGGGACACGATTGAAATGTCGTTTAACTCGAATGATCCCACTCTTAACGTCGTTGTTCCCTTCCATAAAAGAGATTCCGTACTTTTGGTACTCCTGCTGGACGCTCGTATTAGTAATAGCATTCCTATTGACGATACTAGGGTCAGCAACAAGTAAGTCAGGAAAGCGACCATGTTCATTGATCTTCTCTTTAATACGCTTGGCGTGTTGGTCTACTGTCCACTCTTTTTGATACCACTCATCAAAAACAACACCAAAGCCGTTGGGATCGAAAGCAAGCCAAAGAACGGCAGTAGGATTATTAAGGCCGTGGTCAAGAGCCATAATCCAAAGCCAATTATCAAAAGCCTTTTTAGGTTCCTCGAAAGGCTCACTAAGAACGTGCAATCCGCCAATCGTAGGATCAAAGTTCTTGTAAATACGACCACCTTGTCGTACAAAGTTACCGCCGATACGTACTGTCGTTTCATCAGCATCAATCCCATCAATGAAGTGCTGAATCGCGGTTTGACTTAAGTACGGGTTCTCTAAGGTATTAATCTCGATAATGAAGACATTACCGTCAGGGTTATTAACGTTCTTCTCGTAAAGATCATCATAAATCCACGTCATACCTTCAACGGGAGTCATGGTAATCCAGTATTCACCATCAGTATCAATAAGACGAGCCATGCACTCGTTAAAGATATTCTTAGGGCACTCTTCATCGAAGTGAACCCAATGACGGCTAGTACCAGCGAACTTATCTAAGTCCTGATCGTAACTCATGAACTCAATAGTTGAGCCGTTGCTAAAGTTTAGAACCTTAGTGAACTTATCGTAGGCCGTTTCCCAGGTTCCTCCACGTAATGCACTCGGATAGAGCCACTGTTTATACTGGGGGAAGATGATCTTCTCGACACCGTTAACAAAGTCAACCGCAACGACTCGACCTCGTACCGCGCCCGGAATCTCGTTAAGTTCAGGACGATAAGGATGAGTTTTAGTTGCACGCCAAATAGCCTCAGTAACACCGCCAGTAGTCTTTCCGCTTCGGTTACCTCCGATGTAGAGTTTACCTTTACGGTCGGACTTGTGGAACTCATACTGTTTAGCGTGAGGTCGGTATTTCTTGATCGTCGGCCCATTAGTAGCGACCTCCTTTAGCCTGTCACTGAGTTCAGCAACGAATTGATCGGGATTAAACTTGGCATTAGAACGTACCATTAAAATTCCCCATTATTCGTACCCGCCAGCATATACATAATACTTAAAGAGACCGCTAGATAGGTTAACAAGATCAGCCTCAACGGGGACATTAAACGTGCTAGACCCATCGCCAACGCCGAAAGTAGTGCCCAGAACATCAAAAAGGGGATAATTGCGACTAATAGCCTGACCATTACACTCAAACCATCCCTTCGGTTGTTCAGGGTTACTACTGATCTTGAAATCTCCTACAGCAGCATGTTGATGATTACCTGCTGCTGCATTGTTAGGACCTAAGCCCAGCGTGTGATGCTGGCTTTGGGGACTAAAGTCCACATCGGACTTAGCGTGGGCTGTACGACTAATGCTAACGTCGCTACCTTTATCATTCATTGAACCCCGTCCCGTCCTTAAGTAACTGCTGCAACTCCGGCGTTAAGGCTTGCGCTGGGGCTATCTCGGGAACATGTACCTCGGCTTCAACTAATTCACCTGCAATTGTCTTGGCAGTACCTAAAGCCTTAAGTCTGTCAGCAATACGGATCATAGTTGCCTGATCCTCAACCTCATCCTGAATAATTTCAAGGATCCTAATGAGCAGGTTGTTAACATCAACCACACTGTTAGGTTGATTACCCCGGCTACTAGCAGGCGTGTAGCGACCCGTCATTTCGTTGTAATACTGAATCGCCTTAATATCACCAGCGCGAATCTTGTCGATTAATGCTAAGTGCGCTTCGTGTTGGTTCTCACCTAACATCGCCTCAGCGCGCTCACGTAAGTAACGCTGAAACGCTGGGTCACGTAACCAACGATTCCAAGTACGTGTGTGAATGTTGTTATCGGCTAACTTCTTTTTCTGGGAACGAGTATCCACTAAGTCCAGCATAGTGTTAGCCATGAACAACTGCTCAGGCGTTAGTACCGAATCAAGCCACAGAGCCTGTGCTTTTGCGGCTGGGAGTCCCTTAAGGCCACGTTCCTTGAGAGCACCGATAACACTGGGGTTCGTTACGAACTTGTCATACCAATCATGCGGTAGCCCATAAGTCTCTAGGGCTTGCTCCTTAGTAAAGAACGTACCGTTGGTAAGCCAATACTGATCGGCTAACGTAACGAATTGTTGTTGTTCCTCATTAAGCGGGGACTGCTGTTGTGGTGACTGTTCGGTCATTGTCGAGCAACCCCCTTCGGTAATCATTGTAGGCTGACACCAAACTTAAGACCTCGGGTTTGGTGTAACCTACCTGACGTAAAATCTCAACGAACCTAGTCGGTACTGACTGCTGCAACTTAGTGTGCTGTTCCCAATGCACTAGCGTCGCTTGGGGAAAACATAATGCTTTACTTACCTCAGTGGGGTTTAAGCCGACTGCCATTCGTAGCTGACGTAAAGGATGAGTGCTAGTGCTCCATACGCTAGGGAAATCACCAAATAACCTAGTGTAACGCTGTCGTTGCTTATCTTGATATTCCGCATAATCGCTGCACAAACCCAAGTGAGAAAGGCAATACTGATCGACGACGTAATCAAGTACGCTAGGGAGAGGTTCATTGTAAGTACCCTGTTCAAGCCTAATTAAAGCCTGCTTGCTAACACCACATTTATCCGCAAACGCTTGCACAGTAAAACCCTCGCGTAGCCTAAGGGCACGAAAGGGGTTAACGGGTTCACGGCTTGTGTTGGCAAGGCGATCTAAGTTGCCTTGTCTTTTCTTCGTGGTGTATCGCATGGTTTAAGTTTACCATGAGACCTTAGGTAAGGCAAGTGGTTCCTTAAAAGGAAGGGAAGGGATTGGGCAGAAAACAGTCACGCCTGAGAGGGTGCTGCTGGCCCTGACAGGTACCTTGAAGGAGGTGAAAGACCATGTGAGGGAAACGTCCCATGATGGTCCTCGAATTAATTAGCAACTGGCTAGTTTGCTAATCATCAGTTTACCAAGTTTGCTAAGTGTAAAAATTTTTGGTGATAACATGTAAAATGCCCCTCCGGGGCATAGCGCTTCGCGCTACAACATGCTACCCGCTTCGCGGTTAGCACTTCGCAAACTTTGCTTGAATCAACATTAGTTCGCGCTGGTAGGTGTAAGGGAGGGGGAGGGGGTATGAGTTTCAAACTAGTGTCTTAACTTACGCAACCTTTCCGCAAACAACACACTACTCCTGTGGTGCTGGTGTGCTATTAACCTGTGCCGCTACGCGGCAGGCCATACCACACACGCTGCGCTGCGCTTGCTTAGTGTGGTGTGGTTGTTGCATGGAATTAATGGTAACAAACCGATCAACTATCGCAACCGTTAATGCCGTCTTTCTCACATCAACGCACCACCTAAGTTAAGGAGCGCATCATGACTGAGTACACCAGCGAGAACATCTACGGACAGTTCACGCATTACTTCGTTCAGCTTTGTGTCCCGACCTTTGGCCCGATGGACAACATCACTGGCTACCGCACCAAGACTCTTAAGCGGTTCGCTACTGCTCAAGAGGCTTACGACTTCTTGATGAACCAGCCCGAAGACGAGCCGGGTCCTGACAGTCACTGGACGCGTTGCCTTAAGGTTAAGACCACGCTGTTCTGGAACCAGTCCTACAGGGAAGACCACCGTCTTATGGGCTTCTGGGATTGGGACAACTACAGCGGGCACGTCCACGCACCGCCAACCGGAATAAACTCAGACCCTTGGAGCATCGCTCCCTTCTGACCACTAGCCCGTTAACCCACAAGGTTAACGGGCTTTCGTGGTGCTACGCACCGCTCAACCCAACGAAAGGTCTACCCTAATGAGCATCATCGACCGAATCGCCCTGTACGCAAGCGTTCTTATGATCGCTACCGTAGGCGTGCTTATCCTAGTGCTAGGTACAGGCAGCACCGACCAACCCGCACCCACGTACAGCCCTACACCGGACACCAGCAACGTGAACCCTAACCCCAACGACGGTGGGTTCACCGATTCGTCTTACGAATACGCTGATGTTCCTTGCGCTAATGAGGACGGTTCCGGTGGAACGCTGCCTTGCTACTGGGACGCTCAGTCCCGCGCTAATGGCGAAGGTCGTTCCTTCACCATCAACAGTGACGGTTCTTATCGTTACTGGGACGAATGACTCGCCCTTAACACAGGCTTGTTGTAGTTGAGGCCATGCTGATCCTTAAAGGATTGGCAGGGTCTTTGCAATAACAAACCCGTTGTTGCTAACAAACCGAAAGGTGTTCAGCCATGAACGA